CTCTCAGAGATGTACGATGTCGGAGAGAAAGGAGACGAAGTAATTCATGCGCTGGACAAACGCCGCGAAGATTTCAGCGATGCCGAATTAGAACGGTATGGGGATTACTGCATCCAAGATGTAGAACTAACTTATAAGTTGTTCAATATATTTATGCGTAAGCGCAATTTCCCGGCCAGCGAACTTAAAGTTATAGATATGACTTTGCGTATGTTTGTAGACCCTGTGCTTGAGTTAGACATGAACAAACTGCAAGATCATCTTGATAATCTAAAAATACAAAAGGATCGCCTACTGGAAGAGTGTGGGATTGAGAAGGACGAACTCATGTCCAATCCTAAGTTTGCTAAGGCGTTGGAATCACTAGGTGTTATCCCTCCAACCAAAACAAGTTTGCGTACAGGTAAAGAGACGTTTGCTTTTGCTAAAAGCGATGAAGCATTCAAGGCTCTCCAAGAACACGAAGACCCAAAGGTGCAAGCGTTAGTGGCAGCTCGCATAGGACTTAAGAGTACGCTAGAGGAAACACGTACAGAAAGGTTTATTGATATCGCATTGCGCGGCGCATTACCTGTACCGATCAAATACTACGCAGCACACACTGGTAGATGGGGCGGCCAAGATAAGATCAACCTACAGAACCTACCAAGTCGGGGTCAGAACGCTAAAGTTTTGAAGTCGTGTATCGTAGCACCGGAAGGATACACACTAGTTGAATCCGACTCGGCTCAGATAGAGGCACGAGTACTTGCATGGTTAGCCGGTCAGGATGATCTGGTCGAGGCTTTTGAGAAGGGGGAAGATGTATACAAGAAGATGGCAGCGGCTATCTATGGTGTGCCTGAATCCGAAGTTACTGCCCACCAACGCTTCATCGGTAAGACTACGATTCTCGGAGCCGGATATGGAATGGGGGCAGTAAGATTCCGTGACCAACTTAAGACGTTCGGGGTTGACGTAGAAGCGGCGGAAGCAGAACGTATTGTACGTATCTACAGGGACACGAACGACTCAATTACTACCTTGTGGAAACAGGCCCAGACTGCACTGATGCGCATCTACCAAGGCTACGCCGCAGAACTCGGACGTAAGGGGGTGCTTGAAGTGGTGCCAAATCTCAACGCTATTCAACTCCCATCGGGGTTGATGATGTACTACAACGAGCTAAAAGCTGACGAGACAGAGAAAGGTGTTCAGTTTTCGTACAAGACTAGACGGGGTTGGACTAAGATTTACGGCGGTAAAGTTATAGAAAACGTGTGTCAGGGAATAGCACGTTGTGTGATGTCCGAACAGATGTTAATGATATCTAAGCGGTATCCTATTTTGCTAACGGTACACGATTCTGTGGTATGCTGTGTCAGAGACACGGAGGTAGAGGAAGCTGCTATCTACGTGGAATCCTGCATGCGTTACACACCGGAGTGGGCGAACGGCCTTCCCGTGCGTGGTGACGTGGAGATCGGCAAAAACTACGGAGAGTGTACCGAGTGGATACCAAACCAGCGTGGTCGTTCAGTAGCATAAAGACGTTTGATCAGTGCCCGAAGAAGTATTACCACACGAAGGTAGTAAAAGATTACGAGGAGAACTTTGAAACCGAAGCTATACTTTACGGAAACGAGTTTCACAAGGCCGCAGAAGATTACGTCGGCGGTGTAGTTAAAGAGTTAGACCCTCGATTTGATTATGCCTTGGCTGCACTAGATAAGCTGATAGGTATGAAAGGTGAGAAGCTCTGCGAGTACAGGATGGGGCTTACTCAAAAACTTGAACCGTGTGATTTCTTTGCCAAAGATGTGTGGTTTAGAGGTGTAGCCGATCTATTAATAGTTGACGAAAAAACCGGCGTTGCTACAGTAATAGATTACAAAACCGGTAAGTCTGCTAAGTATGCAGACAAAGGACAACTAGAGCTAATGGCTCTTGCTGTCTTCAGACATTTCCCTGATATAAAGAAGGTGAAGTGTGGTTTGTTATTCGTGGTGTGTAACGCTTTCATTAAAGAAGTGTACACCACAGAGAACCAAACAGATTTGTGGCGAAAGTGGTTAACTGCCTACGCAACGCTAGAAAAAGCGTATGACAAAGATGTTTGGAACCCTAGACCGACAGGACTCTGCAAAGCACACTGTGTTGTAACTGAATGTCCACACAACGGGAGGAGATGATGCCATACAAGAATAAACCTAGACCCTACAAGAAAGAGTGGGAGCAGCAACAGGAACGTAATGAGAAGAAGGAACGTGCTATACGCGCACGGGCCAGACGCAAAGTAGACAAGGAAAGCGTAGACAAAAACAAGAACGGCAAAGCTGACAAACGTGAAGGTAAAGATATTAGCCACAACAAAGCTCTGAGTAAGGGCGGTACAAACAAAGACGGCTACAAGATAGAAACTAAGAGCAAGAACCGCTCTCGCAATTACAAGAAAAAGAAAGCAAAGAAAGCTAAGTAACAACTCCAAGGAGGAGTGATGCAAATTGTCGATAACAGAGGCTTGCTTCTGCGGGTTCGTAATCCCGAAAAAATTACTGCGGCGATACCAAAGAGCAGACAACTCAACGCAAATGACGTTATTGTTAACTGGGGTGTAGATGAATCCCGTGTTCTAAAAAACTTAAATGTCAGGGATGTGCCATCCCCCATACTGGGCAAGTATAAGTGGACAGGCAAGTACCAACCTTTCGATCATCAGAAAACAACTTCCTCTTTCTTAACCTTAAATAACCGGGCGTTTTGCTTTAACGAGCAAGGCACGGGTAAGACCGGCTCCGCTATCTGGGCTTCCGACTTCCTGATGAACGAGGGACTAATCAACCGTGTCCTAATTATCTGCCCTATATCTATTATGGATTCGGCGTGGCGGGCTGACCTATTTAAGTTTGCTATGCACCGCACAGTAGATATAGCACACGGCTCTAAAAAGAAACGACAGGAGATAATTAACGGAGAAGCAGAGTACATCATTATCAATTATGACGGCGTGGAGATAGTTAAAGACGATATCGAAGCGGGTGGATTCGATCTGATTATTGTGGACGAGGCCACGCATTACAAGAACTCACAGTCTAAACGCTGGAAAGTGCTGAACTCTATCCTAAAGCCACAAACATGGTTGTGGATGATGACCGGAACACCAGCCGCGCAGTCTCCCGTAGATGCGTATGGGATAGCTAAACTTGTTAACCCTAAAAATGTACCTAAGTTTTTTGGGGCTTTCAGAGATATGGTGATGTTCAAAGCTACTCAGTTTAAGTGGCTACCGAAACCTAATGCTGTAGACACTGTATTCAACGCCCTCCAACCGGCTATTCGATTCACCAAAGACGAATGCCTAGACCTACCCGACATGACCTACGTAAAACGTGAGGTCGAACTAACCGCACAACAGAAAAAATACTACAAGATACTCAAAGATAAACTTATGGCGACAGCCGCAGGGGAACAAATATCTGCTGCAAATGCCGCAGTAGCTATGAACAAACTCCTACAGATATCTTGCGGGGCTGTGTACACCGACACTGGAGAGACGGTGGAGTTTGACATTAAGAATCGGTACAAGGTTCTACGTGAAGTGATCGACGAGTCTAGCCAGAAGGTTCTTATCTTTGTACCGTTCAAGCACGTTATTGACGTACTGGCTGAGAAGCTAAAAGCCGATGGTATAACAAACGAGATTATAAGAGGTGATGTAAGTGCCTCCAAGCGCACTGAGATATTTGCCAGATTCCAAGATGACCCAGACCCTAGAGTCCTGATAATCCAACCGCAAGCGGCTGCACATGGTGTAACGCTAACTGCGGCAAACACGATTGTATGGTGGGGGCCAACATCTTCTTTGGAAACTTACGCACAGGCCAACGCCCGTGTCCATCGAACGGGTCAGAAACATCCTTGTTAAAGATAAGAGACAAGAAGTTAGAGCTACAAGCCGCTCTAAAAGAACAAGAAGAAGAGCTTGTACTGAAGATGAAAGCCATAGAAATCAAACTCTTGGAGCACTGTAAAGATAACGGTGTCGAATCTGTCCGTACAGAGAACGGTACGTTCTATCGATCTACCAAATCTAAATACTGGACTTCTGATTGGGAAGCGATGGGTAAATTTATCCTTGAAAATGAAGTGCCAGAACTGCTTGAGAAAAGAATCCATCAGGGGAATATGAAGCAATTCCTTGAGGACAACCCCGAAAAGCTCCCACAGGGGTTAAATTGTGAGAGCGAATACACTGTAACTGTACGGAGGAAGAAATGAGTGAAAGTTATGTTCCGATTGAGGAACTAGCTAAATATCTTTCGGTCAAAATCCCTACTATCCGTGATTGGGTCAGTAAAGGATATATACCGAAAGACACCTATATAAAGGTAGCTAACACGTACCGTTTCAGTATTCCTGATGTGGTAACGGCCTTGAAGCAAGAAGCACCTGAACCTGTCTATGACAACCAAAACGAACCTGTTCAACTTGAACTGGATTTCAGCGATGAGGAAGATGTATGAGCGATTTAGCTTTATTTGAAAATATGCCTGACGAGTACAAACAACTTCTCGGGCAACTCCAACCTGACACCAATGCCTCTGGACGTGGCTCTTCTGCGGGCGGTATTAACCGACTCAGCATTCGTGGTGGTGTTTTCCGTAAAGTAGTTAACGGTCAAGAGGTAGGAGAACTGGAACAGCGTGCTATCAGTGTGGTTATTGTTAAAACTGCACCAATCTCGCGTATGTATTTTGCGGGGCAGTACCAAGCTGGGGTGACTAACCCTCCTACATGTTGGTCTGGAGATACGCAAACAGGCCGTCCATCGGAAGATGTTTTATCTAGTGATCGTCAGTCAGAGACGTGTTTCGACTGCCCACAAAACATTAAAGGTTCCGGTCAAGGTGAAGGGCGTGCGTGCCGATACTCTCAACGTGTTGCAGTATTACTTGCTGACGCTGACGGTAAGGTTGTGTCTGATGATGTCTATCAGCTTTCACTGCCCGCTACCAGCGTGTTCGGCGACAACAAAAACAAGATGGGGCTACAAACTTATGCCCGTTTGTTGGACTCACAGAAAGCTCCACTAGCTTCTTTACTTACTGAACTACGTTTTGATACAGACTCTTCCACACCCAAGCTGTGTTTCAAACCAGTACGTGTATTGGAACAGGATGAACTTAAAATAGCTGTAGCGTTGCAACAATCAAAAGATACAGAAAAACTTATTGCGCTCAGTGTAAAACCGAAGGAAGATGTAGCAGACGCTCCTGCCCTACCTAAGATAGAAATGCCGAAGGTAGAAGCGGTAGCAGAAGAAGAGG